TGCGACCGTTCACCTGACGGGCATCCTTAGACTGGAAACGCCACGGGCTACGCGACAGGTCAATATCGGTCTGGATCGTGTAGAAGAAACCTCAAGACAAGCGCAGGAAATCCTTAACGCCTTGATTAACGCTTACAGCAAAAAGTCGCTGTTCTAATGCCAGCCGCAGGAATGAAGTTCGCCCTTGATGTAAAAGGTATGGCAGCACTCATAAAAAAACTCGACCCCGACAACCTAATGAATCCAGCGATTGCTAAGGTGCTAGACGAAGCAGTCGAAATCGGCGTGAGCGTTGCGAAGTCGAAGGTGCCAGTCGATACCGGCAAGCTACAAGAAAGCATCCAAGGCAAAGTAAAGTACCCAGCAGCTATAGTATTTTCCCCGCTCGACTATGCGTCACACGTCGAATACGGAACACGGGGCGGCGCTCCGACAGGCCGCCGGTATCCTCCGATCAATAAGCTTCGAGCATGGGCGAGTAGTCACGGGGTCAACCCGTGGTACCTGATGTATAAGATTGGGCGCGACGGTACGAAGGCGCAGCCGTTTATTAAACCGGCCAGCGATGCGATTAACGCGCAGCTCCCGCTCTTGGTCCGCGACGCATCCAAGGCGATAGCCAAGGGTTGGAAGAAGAAGAAGAAACGCTGATGGCCGACATCCGAACCGTTATGTCGAAGGTCGTAACGCTACAGGAGAGCCTGAGCATTACCGCCCCGATTAGCTCGTCGATATTGCGGGCCTATAAATACACGCCACCGATGAGTTCCGGCCTACCCGATTGCCCCTGCTGGCTTAACGCGTGGACACTCCAACGCCAAGAATTAGCGATAGGATTACGGGTATTGTTTTACAGCGTGCGGATGCAGTGCGTTATCGACGATGCCGATCAAGACCAAGCAGCCGATATTGCGTCGTCGTATATGAACGCTTTTATCGATGAGCACTACAAGGACATCCAGCTTGATGGGAGCTGTAACGTTTCCTATTTACGAGGAGGCGACCCGACGCTAGCTGTGCTTAACTGGGCGGGACGTGATTACATAGGATTGAACCTGTTCCTCGATGTCGAGCTAAAGGCCGCAGTGGGGATAAGCTAGGAGGCTTACATGGCATGGAAATACTTGGGGGACGGCTCCCAATTTATTCCGGGCATACCGGCGCGTGACCTCAGCGATAATGAGGTGAAGGAACTAGACGTGAAGGCTGATGTCGAAGCATCGGACCTCTACAAACGCGAATCAGCCAGCAAGAAGAAGTCGGCTGACGAAGGGAAAGCATAATGGCTGCAGGCGTATTACCGCTTGAACTGATCCAAGTCGGCAAGGAGAGTACGGCGGGCACGGCTGTTGCGGCCACTCGGCGGATTCTCACCAAGTCGGCGACGTACAGGCATCAGCAGGTTCAAGAGATGTTCGAGGGCCAGCTGTCGGGCGTGTTATCCCGTGCGGTTACCAAGCCGGTAATTACTCGCGAGCACACGCAGCTTGAGATTGCGAACGACCTCGACTTTAACCAAATCCTTCTGCCCTTGCTGTCGGGTGTAAAGGGTGGCGTGACCTCATCCATTCCGGGCACCGGTGAAGCACGTCTTTGGACGTTCGCACCGAGCCAGACCGCACCGAGCGTCGACTCATACACCCTAGAGTTCGTTGCAGATGATGGCGATGCGAAACAACAGATTGAGGCTCCGTTCGGCGTGACCACATCGTTCGAGATAGCAGGTGGCGTCGAAGCGCTTCCACAGCTGACATATACGATGGACGCCCGCAAAAGCTCGCAGTCCACATATACGTCCGGCATCGCGTTACCGACGATGACCTCGGCGTTCTCGGCGAACCTACGGTGGAACGTTACGATGGATGCGACGTGGGCCAACGTAGGCAATACCAACATCAGCGGGCAAGTGTATGGATTTACGCTTAGCCAGAGTGCGTTCGTTATGCCGCAGTACTACCTGCAGAACCGCGATGCGCTTGACTTCGCTGGGGTTGAACCGCAGACAAGGACGACTGACGTAACGATTGAATGTACTCTCGACACGGGTGCGTCGAATTTCTACGAAACTGAGATAGCGCAAAAAGCGTCTGGCAACCTTCGGTTCCTAGAATTCAAAATGCAGGGTGCAGCATTTTCGGCGCCCGATGCAGCGTATAACCGTTTCATTAAACTGCGCGGATGCTTTGTCCACGCCGACGATTCGATGGAGGAACTAGGCGCAGACCGCGACGGCAATAGCGTGGTGTCGATGCACCTCGTATCGCAGTATGATCCGACCGGCGGTGTCGACGTAAATTACCTTGTCCAGAATTCGATAGCGTCATTTCCATAGGCCGTTTTAAGGAGGATTGAAATGGGTCTGGTAGCAGAAACTGAGGTGCAAAAAGTAGAGGTTCCACACGAGGACGGTGAGTGGTTCGAGATTGCCCCGCTATCGTGGGCTGAACTGGAAACCGCTCGGCGTCTCAAAACGGACGACGCGATAAAGCAGGCCGCGATGTTCGACGCTGAAACGCTTCGGGGGATTCAGTCGACCGCTGACCCTGCGGTATCGGCGCCGTCCGATGGACTGGATATAGCCACGGTACTGAAGGCAGGGATTAAGCGATGGTCCTATAGCGACCCGGTAAGCCCCGAGACGATAAACCGGCTCGACGAACCGACCGCGCTCTGGGTCTTTGCGGAGATTGCCAAGCGTTCCGTGGTAAGTAAGGACGAACAAAAAAATGGAGTCGCGCCGCTGAACGGGCCTTCCTGAGTGGTGCGGCGCTTCCCGCTGAGTTGAGCGAGGTTTACTTGATGCAGGAGCTAGGGCTGAGTTGGGACGACGTAACGCAGATGCCAGCCAAGGCCGGTTTAGCGTTGCGTCTTTTATTGTCAGCCAAGGCTCAGGCAAATGAAACCGAGAATCGGTGGGCAACGCGTGAAGCTCGGCAAAAGGGCGCCTGATGGCCTTCGCCTCTACGGAGCTTGAGCTTGTCCTACAGGCTACCGACAACGCATCGGGTACGCTTAAAAAGGTCGGAGGGGCGCTCACCAAGTTTGGAAAGATGGCAGCGGCGGCTGCGGGGGTTACTGCCGCGAGTATCGGCGCAGCCGGTATTGCCTCGGTCAAGATGGCGGCGAGCTATGAAAAGGCGATGGCCGAGGTTGCCACACTCGGCGTTCCTGTCGACCAGATGCAAACGCTGGAAGCGGGTGTCCTCGACCTATCGAAGCGGCTGGGCGTAGATGCCGTCGAAGCGACCGGTGCGCTGTATCAAGCGATCAGCGCTGGCGTTCCACCGGAGAACGCGCTGGCCTTTTTGGAGACCGCAAGCAAGGCGGCCATCGCCGGAGTAACCGACGCTGAGACAGCCGTCGATGGTATCTCGACAGTCATGAATGCGTTCGCTTCGCAGAACCTATCTGCCGCTGAAGCAGCCGACCTGATGTTCGCGACGGTGAAAGCCGGAAAGACAAACTTCGAGGAACTGTCCTCGTCGATTGCCAACGTCGCACCGCTTGCCAATGCGACCGGCGTAAGCTTTGAGGAAGTCAGCGCTGCGCTCGCTACGATGACTGCGGCGGGTACTGCGACTAGCGTGGCGACGACGCAGGTGCGCTCGGCGATTCAAGCGTTAACGAAACCAAGTGCCGAATTGACCGATATCTTTAAGCAGGCTGGGTTTGAGTCGGGCGAAGCCGCCGTGCGGCAGATTGGATTTGCGAAGGCCGCCGACCTCGTAAGTCAGGCGACGGGTGGCAGCGTATCCGAAATGACCAAGCTGCTCGGAAGTATCGAAGGGGTGCAGGGCGTCCTCGGGGTTACCGGCGCACAGGCTGAGACGTTCGCGAACAACATGCAGGGGATGCGGGATAGTGCCGGTGCCGCCGACGCCGCTTTTGAAACGATGAGTCAATCCTTCGACCACCAGATGAATCGCGTTCGTGAATCGTTCAAGAGCGGAATGATCGAAGTCGGGCTGCAAATCCTACCGGTGCTTATTCCGATTGCTGAATTCATAGCCGACAAATTACCCATCGCTATCGAGATGACCGTCGGGGCGGTGACGCGATTTATTGAAAAAACCAAGAGCATCGTTGCTGAAGGCCAATCGTTTATCGAGATGGTCCAAATGTATGGCGGCGTCCTCGGGTTCCTGAAGGCGAGCATCGAGGAAATGGGATCGCCGTTCGCGTTCTTTATTGAGTTCTTTCAGCAAGGCGAAGAGGTCAGCGGGTTCGTTGCGGTGCTCTATAACTTACATCACGCATGGGAACGCGCCGCCGAGATTATCGACACCATGATCAAGCCTGCGTTTGATTACCTGATCGAATCGACGAAGCCCATAACCGATTCTTTCAAGGTACTGGGCGAGACTATCGGGTTCAGCTTCAGCACAATCATGGAAACGATCAAGCCGCTCGTCCCAATTTTGATCAATCTGTTTCTTCCGGTATGGGCCAGACTCGCGCAGTGGCTCGGACGGTTAATGCCGATACTGCAAGAATTCGGTCGAGCCATTCTGCCCGCCGTCAAGAACGCTATCGAAAAGTTAACGACGGCGTGGGAGATGTTCTTCGGAGGGTCGGAATCAGATGGCAGTTCGATGTTTGCCAACCTTATCGAGCAGGGTAAGGAACTGGCCCGAACGTTCGCCGAAAAGCTCGGCCCGTTTATCGACGAGATGTCGGACAAGTTCGCCACGATCATTCCGACGATTGCCACGTTCGTTGAAAAGCTACAGGGGATGGGCCAAGAAATCCTCGCCAACGTCGGCCCTGCCTTACAACAGGTCGGCGACGTACTGACCAACGTCGTAACGCCAGCGCTTCAGCCCGCGATTGATTTGCTCATGGCCATTGGGGACATGTTCACACGGTTGGTTGACCCCTTGATGAACGTCGTCAATGCACTGGTCGAAAACCTGAAGCCAATTTTTGACATCTTACTTAATGAGGTTGTGCCGGTCTTCGTAAGTGCTTTTAACGAACTCATCACACAGTTTGAGAAAGAACTACTGCCCGTTATCGAAGAGATTGTAGTTGCGCTGGAGGAAGTGCTTGCCCCTGCCTTCGAGCTTATTTCCAAGGTTGTGCAGGTCTTGCTCGAACGGGTCATCGTTCCGTATTACGAGTTTGTCCGACAGTACCTGATCCCGATATTTATCAATGTGGCAAAGACCATACTGGGCGTTGTTCGCGATGCGTTCCGAATTATTGCCAAGCTGCTGAAGGGCGACTTCGCCGGAGCGTTTGAAGCCGTCGGAACGTTACTGACTAACCTTCGCAATGGCGTAGCGGGTATATTCCAGTCGATGGTCAATGCCGTATTCGGCGCGGTACGGGCGATAGTTGGCGCGGTGCGCGGTATGGCGCGAGATGTCGCGAGGTCCGTGAAGGATGTTCCGATTCTCGGCGGCGTCGTCGGTAAACTCGCTGGCTTCCAGCACGGCGGCCAGTTCACCGTCGGAGGCGCGGGTGGGGCTGATAGTCAAACCGTCGCGTTCCGAGCAACACCCGGTGAAACCGTAACCGTAACGCCTGCCGGACGTCGCGGTGGGGGCGGGTCTATTCAAAACGTCATCGTTCAAGGGTCGCTCGTCAGCGAGCGAGAGCTGAGCCAAATCATCGTGGATACGGTACGCGAACAGACGCGCCTGAACGAATCAATCCTCGACGTTAATGCTGTAACGGTTTAATGGCCGGAACCGATATTACGTATACGTGCGAGATAGCCTTCGGCGGTAGTGTCGAGGGTCTGTTCCGTATCGATGTCTCTACGGTTGACGGTACGGATGTGATTAGCGGATGGCCTGCTGATGTCGGATTCGACGATGTGACCGATGACCTCGTGTCGTTTAGTATTCGGCGCGGTCGGTCGAATGACCAAGCGCAACTGCTCGCGGGTAGCTTGTCGTTTCGGCTCAGAGACCAATCAGGCAAATACAATCCCGCGAATACGTCGAGCGCCTACTATCCGAACGTCGTGCCGTTTAAGGTCGTACGGATTCAGGCAACATACGACGGCTCGACCTATACCCTGTTCTATGGCTTCGTGACCAATATCGCCAATAACGCCGACCCCAACAATGCCCAAACGACCTTCGCCTGTTCCGACCTGTTCGCGTGGCTGACCTTACGAAAACCGAGTATTAGCGCGACAGGCTCGACGACGACCGGCGCGGCGATCAGTACGGTCCTCGACGAAGTGGAATGGCCTGCGTCGTTGCGTGACCTCGACACGGGCGATACTATCGACGACTTTTCGGCTGATGGCAGTAAGACCTGCCTGAGCCTAATTAAATCCTTGCTGGATGCCGAACTCGGTCTTTTCTATATCGCGGGTGACGGCAAGGCGACCTTCAAAAACAGAAACGCTAGGTTTGCCAGCGTTGCGTCCTCGTCAACGATTAGCGGCGCGAGCAACCCGCTGATGAAATTCCAAAGTACGAATAGCGTGTCCACGATTTTCAATGCCAGTACGGTTACACGAACCGGCGGCAGCGCTCAGACCGCGACGAATACCGACAGCATCAATACGTACGGACGGCGTGACGCACCTTCGATTACAACCAGCTATGTATCGACGGATGCGCAAGCACTCGGACGTGCGGCGCTGCGCGTCGTTAAATTGAAAGACCCGAAAACGCCCGCAGCCGCTACGCTATTTTCTCAATCGACGACGACCGAAGCGATGCTTACACGTGAGCTAGGTGATCGCGTTACGATCACGGAGCCGTTTCAGAATACGTCGGCCAAGCAGTACTTCATCGAATCTATCGCGCACTCGACCGCAGCAAGCTCGGGCGTTCAGCGCCATGTAACCGAGTGGCGATTAAGTGAAACACCCGCAGCCGGAGGAACGCCAGTTATTATTGACGTTACCGGCATAGGCAATTATATAGGAGCATGAGATGGCTGTGACTGAGAGCTGGACTGACCCTGATTCACTCGACAGGGCCGCCGGTGACGTGCTGACCGAGAGCATCTATGACGGCCTCGTATCGAACCTTGCCTATATTGGAGGCCAGACCTCGACCGGCGTTCTAGATTCCAAGCGCATCGGCTTACCCGTGGACAACTCGACGGGCGGAACGTTAACCGCTGGCACGCTCGTTTACATTAGCGGCTACGACGCCGCAACGGGCGCACCGCAAATAACCAAGGCTGACGGCGATTCGCATTTTGCCGAGTACGTATTGAACGCCGATATTGCGAACGCTGCCGCAGGGGTTGTCTATCGCGGCTATACCCTCGGGTCGCAAAATACATCTGGTTCGAGCGTCGGCGATCCCGTCTATCTAAGTGCAACCGCCGGTGGATGGACGGGGACGGCGTTGACGGGGGCCGCGCAGGTTTCGCAAAAGGTCGGCGTTGTTGTCACCTCGCACGCCTCGACGGGTCAGGTGCAGTTCGACCTGCCCGGTGAACTCTTGAAAATAGGATCGGGCAATATCCAGTCCAAGGCGGTAGCCGTATCTGCGCTGGCTGATGGGACCGATGGCGAACTGATCACGTGGTCGGCCTCAGCCGTGGCCGCGACAGTCGCTGCAGGAACTGCCACCCACGTTCTCACCTCGAACGGCGCAGGATCGGCCCCGACGTTTCAAGCCGCCGGTGGCGGCGGTCCTTCGCAGGCTGATCAGGCGGCGCTGGAAGCCGAAACCAACGAAGATACATACGCCCCGCCAGACCTAATTCGCTTCAGTCCGGGCGTGGGGAAATTCTGGGTCAAGGCGGGGTACGATGCCTCGGTTCTTGCCTCGTATAACGTCACCTCAGTTACCGACGTTGGCACCGGGCTACTCACGGTCACGATTGCTGACGATTTCACCAGCGCTAGCTGGGCAGTGACCGCCTGC